CTACACTTCTATCTCGATCCATTCACTTCCGCGAACGTCGCGATACTTATCGGTCGTTTGTGCGGATTTATGCCCGAGGATTTTTTGAGAAAATTCTTTACCCATTTCCTTTTCATAGAGTCGTGAAGCTAAACTCCGTATCTCATGAAATGGCGGTGGGTTAATTCCTTCCCATGTTATGTTTGCTAAATCTCTCGCTTTGGCGAATCGCTTTGTCAGTGTCTTATCTGCAAATGATTCACCTTTGTCGGACGAAATTATCGTTTCGCCTTTGATTGCGCGATTTTCGCAGCGCGCGATGATATCACGCAAAGAGAGCAAGAGGGTATCTAGCTTAACATCAAAGGGGATTATGATCCTCATTCCTGTCTTTTCCTGCTCAACGAAAAGTTTATCATCTTTAATATCAGACCACTTCATTTTACGAACATCCCCCACACGTTGCCCTGTCACTATAGCCAGATCCATGCTATCAACAACCCAGCCCGGCATGTCAGCCGCTGCCGCCCTAATGGATAGGAAGTTATCAAGCGACAGCCTTGCGCGCTTAACCTCTATCTTTGGGTTTTTTGTTGCATCGACGGGGTTATTGTAAATAATCCCCTCGGATACTGCCTCTCTGAAAAAATCAGTCAAAAATGATCGCATCAACTTAGCAGATGCCGCCTTTCCATTATTTGTGTAATCGTTAAGAAGTGTTGCAATGTCTTTAGTGCTAATACTGTCAATAGTCCTTGATGCGAAAACCTCATCGACTACATCCAAGCGACTATTGTAGCCAGTGATCGTCTTGCTTTTTAATCCGCGCTTACTTAGCACTTCTGTATAAGTTTTAACCCAATCTGATACAGTGACAACTGCGACACTATTAATTCGGTTATACAAAGCAACGATGCCTGTACCGGTTCGCAGCAGTGAGCAGCCAAGCGCGGACAACATCTGCTTGCCTGAAGTAGCTAAGTTTGCAGCAGGCTTCCGTAACGTTCGTGAAGATTGCTATCACGTTATTAAGTAGAGGACAGATAAAATAACTATGAAATATTCAACAGCAAAATGCGTTAAATCAGAAGGTAAATCACCTTTTGTCGCTGGTCAGATGTATCAAATTTTTCACGGTTCAGATGATGACCGTGCCGAAATAGGGCAAAGCATTTCCTACGGTCTTACCGCTCAATTTGAACACATCAGTAAGGATTGCCATCTGGCATTCGAAATTCAGTGATTTCACCCGGCACCTTCAGGTGCTTTTTTATTGCCTAAAAACCACGGACGGAAGTTCAACGAAGCCCACCACATAGTTAAGGGGTAATAGAATGGCACTTTCTTTCACTGTTCTGGCTGGTAAGTCAGATAACGACGACGGCGCACATTACGAGAACATTAAGTTCTGCGACAGCGCTGACAGCATGGAAGCTGCACAGAAGATTATTCAGGACAACAAGCTTTATACCTATCCGATATGTCGGATTGAGGTTACAGGATTCAAGGCTGCATAACGCGGCCTTTTTTATTGGCGGGTAAATGAGGAATGAATGATGAGTCAATATCGAAACATAAGCATTGAGTGGCTTCAACGAATGCATGCGGATGGATATGTAGCTCTGTGTGACGGTGATTCGCAGGAAGTATTGGATTTCATCTCGGAACCACAGTGATCTTACCCCTGCCACTTAACCGGTGGCAGCAATAAGACCACTGAAACAAACAACGAGCTGCTTAATGCAGCTTTTTTTGTACCTAAAATCGAGGTAACCAATGAACCTGACCGATTTAAACAAAATTCTCGCCGAGCATAAAATATGGGTTGAGTCGTACAGAGAAAACGGATCCAGAGCCGACCTGAGAAGTGCCAACCTGAGCGGTGCCGACCTGAGCGGTGCCGACCTGAGCGGTGCCGACCTGAGAAGTGCCAACCTGAGAAGTGCCAACCTGAGAAGTGCCGACCTGAGAAGTGCCAACCTGAGAAGTGCCGACCTGCGCGGTGCCAACCTGAGCGGTGCCGACCTGCGCGGTGCCAACCTGCCTGATCGCACTTATGTGATTATGGGTGAGAAGTATTATCTGCAAATTAGCAACGGTGAGAATGTTCGTGCTGGTTGCCAGAACCACACAGCAGAAGAATGGCGCAAATTCAGTAAGCGCGATATTGCGAACATGGACGGCAAGACGGCGATTAAGTTCTACCCTCGCCTGTTAGACATCATCGACTTCTATCTCGGTAAAGGTGAGCGTCCTGAGTGGATTAATGAGCCAGATGAAGAAGCAGCAGTCTAAGACCACTAGATGAGGTGATTTATGAAAACTGAAATGGGAACGAAAGTTGATATTGATATTAAGCGCATTAAAACGTGTATAAAAGTGTGCGATATGGCCCATACCGAGGAAACCAACCTTGGGCGCGTCAAAATGAAAACTATCGGCAAGATGCTGGATGAAAAAGTAACGGTTGAGGGAATGTTTACCATTGTTTTAAAAACATCTGTCCATGACAAAAAATACTTTTTCACAACCCAAAATAATGGCAATGACACCGTTAAATCCCCCATGGGCCTCTTCGAAACTGAAGAAATTGAAAATGATCTTCTGACTGTAGATCGGGATATTTGCGATTACTACGGCATCAATAATGTTCACCAAATTAAAGGAAACGCAGCATGAGCAATGTAACTTTCGTCTATGACCAGGATTCGGGTTTATCAGCAGGGTTAAGTGGCTTCATTAATGAGTCTGGCGCCTACGTCTTCACCATTTCAGAAGCTAAATATGTGATCAGCTCTGGCGGCGCTAAATCAGTTGAGTTCTCTGTTGAAACTGATGATGGGCGCAAGGCAAATTACCTTAATGTTTACACCGTCAAGAAAGACGGAAGTTCTAATACGCATGGCGTAAATATGATAAATGCGATGATGGGCTGCGCTGGCGTTAAGCAGCTCACTATGATTAAGAATGAAGCTGGCATTGATGTGGCCCCTGAGTTTGTAGGCCGCAAGTTGGGTCTGGTGCTGCAAAAAACGCTCAAAACAAAAGATGATGGTCGTGAGACTTACAACTTTGATATTCGCATTCCGTACTTTGCACAAAGCCAGAGAACGCTACAAGAGCATGTAGCCAACGCCCCGGCAGAAACAATAGCGAAAATGCTAACCACCCTGAAAGACAAGGATGAGCGCAAGCAAGGTCATACTGCACCAACTCACTCAGGAAACTATCAGGGTGATGAGCGGTTCTTTGCGGAAGACCCGCGCTTCTACCCGCACCTTTGATCTACTCCGCGTTGAATCTGAAGCAGAAATAAAACGCCTGTTTGAACAATCAGATTCGCCCGTTCTGGACGGTGCGACGCTGGACGGCAGTCTCGCTAACAGTGCTGCGAAATTGCTGCACCGGCTCCGGAGGCGATTTAACAGCGTGTTCAATGACATGACAGATAAAGCGACGGCCCGAATGCTGGAACGGGTTTCCGGTAATGCGGGCAGTGACGTTAAACGCAGCTTAGAGGAAATCGGGGAGGGGGTATCAATCAAAGTAAATATGTTATCGCCAGCAGTGAAAGAAACAATTCAAGCGAAAGGGTATGAAGCAGCCAACCTGATCAAACGTGTACCAAGTGAATATCTGGACGACATCGGCGCGGAAGTGATGCGCTCAATATCTTCCGGTCGTGGACTACAGGATTTACAGCCCGCACTGGAAAAAAGAGGCGTCAAGGTGCGTAACTGGGCGAAAAACGTCGCACTTGACCAGACCCGCAAAGTGTACGACGGCATTTCAACAGCAGCCATGAAATCCGCAGGCATTCGTAAATTTGAGTGGGTTCATAGCGGGGGCAGCAATGACCCACGCGAACACCATATGTTGCCATGGCCAGCAGGGCTAAATGGTGGGATTTTCGATATAGACGCCCCCCCTATTATTGACAAACGAACTGGCGAGCGCGGGACTCCTGGGCAGTTGCCTTATTGCCGATGTACCAAACGGCCAATAATTGATTTTGGTGATGACGATGAGTGAACGCTCAATTGATACAAACGGCTGGTTTGAATCCCCGAACAACCCCTTAAGCAAAGTCGGTATTTATGCCTACCTAGGCAAAAACATTCCCGGCGCACCTGACCCCGGCAAGATTTATTACGTATACCGCCCGGAGGATGAGCTATCAGATCCCGCGTGTATCGACTCGTTCAAATTGCTGCCGTGGACGGACGACCACCCGCCCGGCTTGTTGGGTGAAGAGGACGAAGGGTTAACACCCGCAGAAGAGAAAGGCGTACAGGGCGTGATCGGCGAGCGTGTCTATTACGAGGACGGCGTTCTGTACGGGAATATCAAAGTTTTTTCACAAACGATGGATGAGCTGATACGCAAAGGCAAAAAAGAATTGTCGTGCGGCTACCGCTCTAAATATGAATGGCAATCGGGTACGTACAACGGTGACCAATACGACGTTATCCCCGCGAATATTTTCGGGCAAGCGCAAATCCTCACCGCCCTTCAAGAGTCAATCAACGCGGCGCTGAATAATGGCGTGATCAGCGTGGGTAAAACCTTCGACATTATTCAAAAGCTGTATATCACTCAACTGGCGGGCGACGATGGCGCATGGCAGCAAGTACAGAATATTGGCTACTGGATTGATGCCGTCATGCGCAGTACGACTAGCGAAGAGATTTCCTAAACTGGCGGTAGCTCTTGAGTTAGTAAGACAGGGGGCGGTGATATTGAAGGAGACACTGGTAAGGATGTTCACCGAGCCGATGATGTTTCTTGAAGATGCGAAAAATGGAGTGAAAGAATTACTGGATTCCATTTTTTGGGACGGTGCGGGTGACACTATCTTTAGCTTTCTGAGTAACGCAGGCTGGGTGTTATCGGCTCTGTGGAAGGGCCTTTTGACACTCATTGATAATGTTATTACACGTGCACTCGGGGGGTTTGAGTCTATCGGTAATGCATGGAAGACTGTGAAGGGCTGGTTTGGCGCAGGTGAAGAAGAGGTCAATAACGCTAAAAATATAGCAACGGCTGGGCAGTCGCGGCAAGGGTGGGAAGAGCCTGTAGACTTAACTTACGGCGGCAAGGAGCAACTGGCGCAGGCATCAGCAAGCAGCGTAACGACAATGACGAGCAGCAGCATTACTAACAGCAAAGCAGCGAATAAAAATATTAATAATCGCGTCGATAAAATAGAAGTGATCACGCAGGCGACGGACGCGGAAGGGATCGCGCGGGACATCGGCAGTGAATATGGTAATGCAATGAGTCAGTACGCTGACGGGTTGGAAATATAATGAATGAAACAGAAATTTACGGTATCTATGACAGTGACTTTAACCTGATGTTTGAAAACGCCATTAATATGAAAGCCAGTGTTTTTGAAGGCTCTAAGCTAATGGAACACCCCATCGAAGACGGCTCGACTAAAACTGACCACAAAATAATTCTTCCTGTCGAAATAGAAATTATATTATGGATATCGGAAGCGCATTATAAAGACACGTACTCTGTAATTAAACAGGCTTTGTATAGTGACTCCAGCTTTCAAGTTAATACTCGCGTTGGAATTTATTCCAATATGATTTTATCTGAGATGCCGCATGAAGAATCACCCGATCAATCCGGTGCTATTATCATTACGTTGAGTTTGAAAGAGGCTGTTATTGTCACTACGCAATATCAAGCGTTAACGCCAAGAAAAGTAAAAGACTCAAAGGATACAAGCACCGTAAATCGCGGGGAACAAAAGCCGCAGAAATCAGATAGAACCCTTTTGGATGTAGCGGCGCATGCTGTCGGAGGTTATTTTGGAAAATAGCATGATTCAGTTAATTGGTTTGGAATCAGTAGCGAACCAATCATTAACGATCCGACTTGAAAACTCACGTTATGAAATAGTATTGAATACGTTGAATGATGATTTGCTAAGTATATCTATTTTCCGCAATGGCCTAAGTTTGGTTAAAGGCATAAGAGCCATGCCTTATACCTTATTTTTACCTAAACATTTACAGCTCAATTATGGCAATTTTTATTTTGATACACCGGATGATGAATATCCTCATTACGAAAGATTTATAGATAACCATCGTTTTTATTATATTCCGGCTACTGAGGTGTAAATCATGGAGCTAGACCCGCGCATAATCTCGTTATCAATAGAGATAGATGGCAAGTTACACGTTTACACTGATCTCTATATATCAGCATCAGGGCAAAAAACAGCGGGTTCGTTGCAAAATGAATGCACGATAAAAATTGCAAACCTTAAACAGTCTGACCGCAATTTTTTGATCACAGAAACATCACCCTTAAACCGCCCGCGCAGGCGTAAGAAAATCATTCTGTTCGCCGGACGTAAAAGCTACGGCACGTTTAAAGTTTTTGAAGGGGATATTATCGGATGCACCCCCAGCCAGCCGCCCGACATCATGCTCACCCTCAAGGCGCGTACCGGGGCTTTCTTTATGACCGACATGCTCAGTTCAAGTTATGCCGCCACGGTGCCACTCAGCAAGATAGCCGCTGATACCGCACAAAGCATGGATTTAACCCTCGATTTTCAGGCATCGGATAAGAATATCAGCAATTACAATTTCACCGGGGCCAGGCTGAAACAGGTTGATAAGCTGGGTAGCGCAGGCAGCTATAACGCTTACATCGATGATGACCGATTGATTATAAAAAACAGAGATGTTCCGCTACTCAATGAGACAGTCACGCTCAATAAAAATACTGGAATGATTGGCGTCCCTGAGGTCACGGAAGAGGGCGTTAAAGTGAAATACCTGCTTGATCCGTCGAGCCGTCCGGGGGCCAGCCTGACCATAGAAAGTGATTTAAATCCGGCAGCTAATGGCACCTTTGTTATTTACAAACTCAGTTATGACATCAGTAACCGAGACACACCTTTTTATCACACGGCGGAATGTCGGAGATTGGGGCTATGGCAGACACTACTTTAACCGATGTTGACCCGGCGTTAACCGGCTCCCTGGCGGGTACATTGGAATACGTCTTCAAGAAAATGTTGCAGGGCATTGATGGACAACTCCCCGCGCAGGTGATCAGCTACGACCGCGCAACCAATCGCGCCACTGTTCAGCCGCTTATCAGTCGTGTGACGACAGCGGGTGAGGCGGTAGAGCGCGGAACGGTTGCCAGTATGCCGGTATTGGCGCTCGGCGGGGGTGAGTTCAATATCTCATTTCCACTAAAAGCGGGGGATCGGGGCTGGATAGAAGCCAGCGATAGAGATATTTCTCTTTACCTGCAAACCACCCAGCAATCAAAGCCAAATACGTTACGCATGCATGAATTTTCTGACGGGCGTTTTATTCCTGATGTCTTTGCAGACTATGAGTTGCCCGCTGGTCACGACGATTCGCTAGTTATTCAGCATAAATCTGGTCAGACGTGGATCGGCGTAAAAGAGGCGGAAATCAGTTTAAAGGTCGGCAGTGCGGAATTTACATTAACCGAAGACCGCATAACCCTGACAGCGGGCGGTAATTCCTTTGTTGTCAGTGCCGCAGGCGCTAAGCACAATGGCGTTAACGTTGGCGGTAATCATAAGCACAGTGGCGTACAAGGCGGCAATGATAATACGGGAGGTCCGCAATGAATATATTAAGCCTGGCATTAAACGATAAACATCGATTGTATTTAGATGCCGCGGGAAATTTAGCGGTTGTTACTAATCTGGCCGCCTGTTTGCAGAACTGCAAAACAGCCATGCTGGCCCAACGAAATGAAATGATATACGCGATGGATGAGGGTATCCCATATCGCGAAACGTTGTGGGACCAATACCGGCCTGCCCAATTTGAAGCCGCCGCGCGTACTGCAATCAAGGCTATTACTGGCGTAAAGCAAATCACGTCTTTTTCAATCGCTCGCGCAGGCAATGATTTTTACTATAGCGCGACAATAAAAACCGAGTGGGGAACAGGGGCCATAAACAATGAGCGAGCTTTATAATTACATTGAAGACACTGGCATTGTCATACCCGATACCGCCGATATAAAAACAGCAGTAGAGGCAGAATTTAAAGCGGCGCTAGGTCAACAGATGTCAACCAACCCCGACTCACCGCAAGGCCGCCTGATCAGCGCCGAGGTCAGCGCGCGGCGCGCGGTAGTCATCAATAATGCCACGTTAGCCAATCAAATAAATCCTAATTTTGCCACCGGTATATTTTTAGAGGGCGTTTGTGCGCTATTGGGCATTACGCGAAATAGCCCGGAGAAATCCGTCATACCCAGCGTAACATTGCGCGGCATTCCATTAACGGAGGTTCGGGCAGGTTCAAGGGCCAGATCCCGCACCGGTGATATTTTTGTTAGTGCTAACAGCGTGCTTTTAAATAGTGCCGGTATCGCGACAGTAGATTTTATTGCAGACGTTGCAGGGGGGGTGAGTTGTGCATCAGGGGCTTTAATCACTGTTATTGATGCTGTGCTCGGATGGGAAACTGTCTTCAATGATTATGCGGCCATCGTCGGTAGCGGGGAGCAAAGCGATGTTGCGTTACGCTCAGAACGTAAATTGAGGCTTGCAAATCAGGGTATATCGACGGTAGAGGCCCAAATCAGCGGGCTGTACGGCCTTGCCGGTGTTCATTCGTTATCGTTTCTTGAAAATATCAGTCATGAGTTTATGACAATTGATGGCATTTATATGAAACCACACAGCGTGTGGGCTTGCGTGCATGGCGGCGTTGATCAAGATATAGCGCGTAGCCTTTTACAGAATAAAACCGATGGGGCTGCGTGGAACGGCGCAATATCGGTAACAGTGATAGAACCCAACGCCGATATCCCGTACATAGTCCTGTTTGACCGCCCGGCAGAAATCTCCATCACAGTAAAAGTGATCATGCGCAGTGCGCAGGGAACGATAGACCCGAATGTCGTTATTCCCAACGCCTTGATTGCATACGCAATGGGTGAGCTGGACGGTGAGCGGGGTTTTGTTACTGGCGTTGATGTCAGCCCGTTCGAGCTCGCCGGTGCTATCAGTCTTGTTCACCCCGGTTTTTTTGTGCAGCAAGTTTTGATTTCACGCGGTGGCGAAGCGCTGGCCAGCAACGAAATTACAATAATGAAAAATGAAGTCGCCACACTGTCAGAAGAAAACATATCAGTTGTGATTAATTTATGATTTACACGCAAAGCAATGTTAAAATTCCCACACTAATCATGGAGGCATTAGAATGAGAATTAATTTAACATTTCTATATACATTAATCTTAATTAATAGCGGCGTCGTCGCAGCAGCACAATCCTCACCAACGTCAGGATCGCCCTACTCTTCACTGGTGGTTTTGATAGCCTTAATTGCTTTGGTGATTTATGTTTTTAGAAAAATAAAAACAAATAAAAATAAAGATGTTGATTCAAATAAAAAAGGAAAGTTAACAACTGTATTGTTATGGATTCTTTTTGTATTCATGCTTATATTCTCGTTTTCTACCTTCGCAATAGAATCTTATGGCAGAGGCATGATATTCGGGGGTATAGCAGTCGGTCTATTTGTTATTTTAAGAAGAAGTCGTCGAAGAGATAAGGAAGCGCAAGAAAAAAGAGCTAGGCAAGATATCATAACAAAAGAGCAAGTTAATAAAGTTCATGACGGTGAATTACCTACAGCTAATCCAAGAAAAGCCATATTGCGTAATGATGAAATCGCTTACTTTGCAGAGTTTGCGAAACTCAGAGAGAATAAAACAGTAGGATATTCATCAGGTGGTTCGAGCGTCCGCGTTAGGGTTGCAAAAGGCGTTTCAATTGGTAGCGGGGGCGGACGCTCCAGAGCAATGAAAGAAGATATAATAACTTCCGAAGGTGAGCTTGTTATAACAAACAGAAGGGTTATTTTTGCAGGTAACAACAAAAGTTTTGAGACGCCACTTACTAAGCTAACTAACTACGAAAGTTATTTGGACGGAATTAAATTCCACATGGATTCTAAATCGTATCTTCTTTTAATGGATGAATCTAACGCGGCATTAGCAGACGCAATATTAGATAACATTACTTAATAAAATAAATGCAATTACTGGCCCACCTTTTTTGGTGGGTTTTTTTATGGACGCAATATATGTCAAAACAAATACCTGAAATAAATAGCAGTATGGATTTATTACGTAACATCATTTGGCAATATGACGGTAGCGAAGAAATACAAACGTTAATGCAGAAAAAGGAAGAATGGTACAACCAAGCGCATACCGAATTTTGGAATAACTGGTTCACTGATGTTTTTGATTTACGTACAGCGAATGATTTTGGCTTAAGTGTGTGGGCCTTAATTCTTGGCGTTAATTTATTTATTCCTGAATGCCCCAGCGTGGTTTTAACGACTGAACAAAAACGCCTGGTATGCAGACTGCGTTATTATCAATTAATTACGCGTTGCACCATTCCCGAAGTTAACGGGATCATGATGGATATGTTCGCGACTGAGAACGGCAAGGCTTACGCGCTCGATCCTAATGACATGTCGTCAATCATGTATGTATTCACTGAACAGCCAGCCAGCGCTGTAGCGTTGATACTGACCAAATATGACTTATTACCGCGTCCTGCAACCGTGGGCCTAAAGTTTCGTGTTATTCGCTATATTCCCTTTGGCTTCGGTCAATACTATCAAAACTTTGAACATGCCGGGTTTTGGGATGGAGGCGAACTGATTAATTACGGATGGCGCATTAACTTATTTTTTGACAATGATAGCGGCGTACTGCACGGGCAAATAGCATCATCTGACAGTACGATAGATTTATCGGGTATTGACGTCACGCTGTACTACACAAAATCAACGGGTGAGACATTTACACGTGAAGTCACGACTGCTGACGGGTTATTTACGGACCTTGTAAGTCGATCAGGGGCTTACTCTGTCATTGCAAAGACACAGATATTTACGCCAACTTGCACAGTAGATAATGTTGAATCAAGAAGCTACACGTTCACGTACTTAATTAGCGGTGCTGATGTGATGCTTAAGATTTACAACACTGAAGCGCCGTTATTTAAATTAAACGACATTGGTGAGGTAATCACGATTGATTACGGCGATGGCGTAGACAGTGATGATTATCGTGTTGATAGCCAAGGGTTGGTTTATGCAACTCGCGCGTTGACTACGGGGGTTACGTATAGAATAACGATAAAGCGTAGTAATAGCTGTGTGTTTTATCATTCATCGTTGGCGTTTGAAAATAAAGTAATAGAAGTCATTAGCGTGTCAGGCAGCAGGCAGAGTATGGCTAACTCATTTACAGCTTGCACTGAGTTACAAGTAATACAGGCTGGGGCATTCGATTATTTGCCAAATGTCACTACGTTTAGTTTTGCGTTTAATGACTGCTTATCGCTGCAATTGATACCTGATAATTTATTTAAATATTGTACGCGCGTTGTTAACTTTAGTTATGTATTCTTATCTTGTGGGAGTTTGCAATATATACCCACAGGATTGTTTGACTACAACCCATTAGTGACAACATTTCAGTTTGCATTTAGATTCTGTACGTCTCTTAAAGAAATTCCGGCAGGTTTGTTTGATAACAATACGTTCGTTACATCATTTAAAATCACGTTCGGAAATTGCTCAAAAATATTAAGTGCGCCAACTGGGTTATTCGATAATGCACCGAATGCGACAATTTTTGAAAACGTATTTGTAGATTGCTTGCTTATGACTTCTGACATCAATGATATCTTCCCGCTTGCTGAATATAACGCAATTAAAGATTTGTGGTGGGCGTTTAACAATTGCCGGTTATTGCGCGGTAGTGCACTTACATTTATAGATAAAGTGACGAATGTAACAATCAAGACAAAGGCATTTACGAATGCGTCTAGTTTGTCAGATTACAATCAAATACCCGCAGCTTGGAGGTAGTAAATGGTATCGCTGGCAGTGATAAAAGAAAGGATAGATTACCAACAAACTGATGAGAATTTTATAAATTATCTCAAAATATTAAATATGAATGGTGTGATTGTTTTTAGCGAAAATGACATATCAAAAAAGAGGGGGAAACTTTTCGCATCAAAGTATTTATACAATCAAATAATTTCAGTGTACGGCAATGAAACTCCGGAAAAGGAAATAAAAATTGGATAACAGATTTTTTAAAGTGCCGTTCGCGTCAAACGGTGACACGCAAACAATTCAAGACGAAACAGATAACGAGGGGTTTGTTAGTTTTAATGAGGGCTGGGGCGGGGACTACGAGCGTGACTTGAGGACAGACACCCGAGCCAAGCCGGTTGGCCGCAAAGAAATGAATTACGTATTAAATGCGATAACACGAAATATTCGGCAGTATCAAACTACGGGTTTTCCTGAATTTATTACAGCAGCAGATAATAACGGGGCGGCGTTCGCGTACGATACCGGCGTTGTTGTCATGCACAACAATGCTCTCTATTTGTCACTTGTTTCAAATAATACCAGCGTCCCCGGCACTGATGAAAGCACATGGCAGGTGTATATTCAGCGCGAATCAACAGAAGGAGAAACCCTCGCGGGGGTGAGTGCGATTAGTGCGATCACGCCGCGACGATTAAAATTAAAAACGGATATCATTGAAAATAGTATTACTGATATTAGCAGTTCATTAAGCCGCGTCGGTAATCTGCAAGTTGCACAAGTCTATTTAGAGTCGTCGGGGGTTGTCACTTTAACTGTTCCGACTGACTGTGTGCAAATATTGCTCATTGGTCGCTACGTTACTGACGGCGTAGAAAGCCGGGATCGCTGGGATAGTACTATCTATGCGAATGGAGAGCTTGTTGATACGACGTCATTCTACGGGTTTGTGACTGGCGGCAGTGGCCACGGACACCACCGGCGGGAATTTCTACCTTTTAGTAAATTAATTGATATGCAAGTACTGGCAGGAGACCCAATTAATTTTCAATACACAAGCAATCGCAACAGTAATACAACATTCACAGTTTTCTACATTCAGGGCGTGAGTACTGAAGAGCCTGATCAGCCATCAACTATCATCATTTCGCCGCTTAACAGCGTAATCAATGCAGGGACTAGCCAGCAACTGATCGCGATGGTCCTGCCATCAAGTGCCGCAGCTGAATACCCTGTCACGTGGCAAGTATCCGACCCGGCGCTGGGAACTATTGACAGCAACGGCAGGTATTCCGCAAATGTTGGCGCTAGCGGCACACAAAGCGTTATAGCTAGCGTTTCCACGGGACTGGCGTCCACAGCGATAATAACGCAACACATTTTTCTGGCCGGAATTGAAATTGGTGATGCTCCTGCAGACTTAGTTGCCGGGAATACTTACACCGTACCTGTTACGTATACACCGTCAAATTACACCGAGGCGATACTCACATCATCATCAGACTCAACGAGTGCGACATTATCAGCCCTCGGAACGCTATCAATCAGTAACGCAGGCTCGACAACGTTATCGTTGGCTGGCGCAAATTCTGGTATCACAAAGTCAATAACGATTGTTGCTGTAGATAAAGAAACGCCGGATGTGTTTCTTAAAATTGAAAATAACTTATCTGATGTGTCGAGCATATCCGAGGCCCGAGAAAATCTTGAACTGGGCGAGCTGGCAACCAAGGATTCGCTAACCGCCGGCGATGTAGGAGCTGTTCATATTGCTGATGTAGCGATAGTTGCAGAGTTGGATTTAAACAGCATGACGGGGCCGGGGGAGTACTTTCAAAACATATCGAGCAACGCCCTACTGAGTTTAAATTATCCGATCAACGTTGCAGGGGCGTTAAAGGTTTACAGGACAGGTGTTGATGAAGTCGGATGCAGACAAGTGTACATGCCCTATAACTCAACATCAGAGTATCGACGCTACGCGTACGGGGATCCGCTAGTGTTCTCTGCATGGATTGAGAAATAA